AGGCTTAACCAAAGAACAACTTAAAAACTTTATTAAAGCAAGAGCAAACGATAAGATGGTTGAACTTGGATATAAGGCAATTTATAACGATATTGACCCGAATTTACTTAAACAAATTGAATGGTTTGGGCATTTAACATCAGGCAAAACACACCAAGATTTCTTTGCGGGGCGTGTAACCTCATACGCTAAATCAACTGCAGATTGGGACGATTTATAAAATAAAAAATTATGAGCATACAAGTAGACACAACAAACTGGGTTAAAAATAAGCAATACCCTGATTTTATGGACGATATTGCTATCAGCATGATATCAAAAGGTTATTTATTACCTGATGAAGATGTATTTGATGCATTTAGACGAGTTAGTAAAGCAGCAGCTCGCAGACTAAAACGTAAAGATTTACAACCATATTTTTACGAAGCAATAGTTAAAAATTGGCTATGTCTAGCATCGCCTGTACTTTCTAACTTAGGTACTGAACGCGGGATGCCAATCTCGTGTTTTGGGATTAACGTAGGCGACTCTATTGAGGGTATTGCTGATGCTAATTCGGAATTAATGCGTTTAACTTCACAAGGTGGAGGTGTAGGTATAGGAATGTCTCGTATTAGAGGCAGAGGTAAACCAATTAAAGACAATGGTGTAAGTGAAGGTGTTGTGCCTTGGGCTAAAATATACGATTCGACAATCTTAGCTACAAACCAAGGTTCAGTTCGTAGAGGTGCTGCTTCTGTTAATTTATCTATTAATCACCCCGATATTGAAGAATTTTTAGGTATTCGTCGCCCAAAAGGTGATGTAAACAGACAATGCTTAAATTTACACCAATGTGTTGTTATTGATGATAAGTTTATGAATCGTGTTGAAAATAGAGACCCAAAAGCATTACGTTTGTGGGGTGAAATTTTGAAATCACGTTTAGAAACGGGTGAACCTTACATTATGTTTGATGATAATATCAATAATGCTAACCCTGAAGCATACAAAAATAACAATTTAAAAGTAGAATTTACAAATATTTGTAGTGAAATCGCATTATTTTCGGATGAACTCCATTCCTTTATTTGCTGTTTGTCTTCACTTAATTTAGCTCGTTGGGATGAATGGAAGGACTATAAATTTGAAAACGGAATGACATTACCTGAATTAACCTGCTGGTTTTTAGAGGGTGTACTCCAAGAATTTATTGATAGAGGTAAGAATATGAGGTTTATGGAAAATACAATCCGTTCTGCTACTAAGGGTAGAGCAATTGGTATTGGTGTTTTGGGATGGCATACTTTACTTCAATCAAAAGGATTACCATTTGTGGGTATTCAAGCAAGCTCGTTAACTCGTATTATATCTAAATTTATACAAGACGAAGCATTAAAAGCATCTCGCGATCAAGCTAAAGCTTATGGCGAACCCGAATGGTGTAAAGGTACAGGTTTAAGACATACCCACCATTTAGCAATCGCACCAACAATTTCTAATGCCCACATTTCAGGTGGAGTATCACCTTCAATTGAACCTATTCCTGCTAATGTATATAATCTCAAAACAGCAAAAGGTGTATTTATTAAACGCAATAAAATTCTTGAAAATCTACTAGAGAGAAAAGGGTATAATATTGACAGTGTATGGGATCAAATACTTAAAGATCAAGGCTCAATCTTAGGACTACCAGATTATATATTGTCGCCTGAAGAAAAGGAAATATTCTTAACATTTAAGGAAATTAACCAACTTGAGATAGTAAAACAAAATGCTATTAGACAAGAATATGTTGATCAAGCTATATCGTTAAATTTATGTTTTGATCCCAACGACTCACCTAAAGATATTAGTATGGTTCATAAAGAAGCTTGGAAACTTGGTATTAAAACACTCTATTATCTGAGAACAGAAAGTGTATTACGAGGTGACAATCTTCAGAGATTTTCTGATTGTGTTTCGTGTGAAGCATAAAAGTCATAATATGTATTGACGAATGTTATCTTAAATAGTTTTTAATGGTTACGTATTGTTTCACTTAAAAACTAAAGATATGAAAAGATTTTTTGCTCAAATTTTCCAAGACGAAAAAGGAAAATTTTCTTCAAAACAGTTTGTTGGGATTATAGCAGGCTTAATGTTGTGCTTTACAATGTACCACAATCAATTTACTGATGCTACTATCGCCCCTGCTGATTCATTAATCAATGCGGTTGCTGCTCTTTCATTCGGAGCTTTAGGTTTAGCATCCGCAGATAAGATTTTTAAGAAAAATGAATGCACTTGCCAAAAAACCGAAGAATAAAAATCATGAAAACACCAATTACTTTTGAACAATTTAGCAAAGACCCAGTTAAGGGATTATTATTTATAGTAATAGTAGCTATTGGTTACCTTTATATTGACATCAAAATGAACTACTCAGGTCAAGTAAGTAAATGCGATGACCAAGTAGTAGTATTAAATCAAAAAGTTGATCAATTAACTGAACATATTCGTAAAAGCGATTCTGCTTTAGGTTATACTATTAGTAAGGTTGAAATGCTTGAAATATTAAGAAATGAAGGCAAATAAATTAAACACAATTTTAGCTATTATAGCTATTATAGGATTAACAGCTGCTTTAGCTGATAATCCCAAACCTATAGATCCTAAAGAAAAGGAACTAAACGAATTACTTAAAAAATCTCAAGAGAGATTAAAAAAAGTAAATTTTTTAGTTAAAAAAATTGATAAGGTCACTACTGAAAAAGTAGTTGAAATGAAAGAAGACATTATAACATTACAAGAAGAGAAACAAGTTCTGCAAGAGGAAAAACAACAACTAACTGTAGAATTGAATGAAACTAAAGCTATTATGGATAGTATTACTATCTACTCTTCCCCTTTTAAGCTGGTCCCAATCGTATCCGATTCAACGAATTGAAGGTAAAGACACAGTGGTCGTTATGACCAAAAAACAAGGTGAAGATATAAATCTCTTATTTGATAGTTTAAGAAAAGCAAACAATAGTTATGCTTATAAAATTGATTCTTTAGCTAAATTAAAAGCTTTAGTAGATACTTTAATATTTAGAGATACCTTAGTTCAAAGAGATACAGTAACTAAAACTGTAACCAAAATTATAACTAAAAATGAACCTATACAAAGTAGGTGGGGTATTGGATTAAATGTAGGGGCATTAAGTGTTATAGGAGATATGGTTACTTCCCCTTCGTTTTTAAATCAAATGATTAACACCAATGGAAGTTCTATATTTGTTATTTATAAATTAGATAAAAATTGGGGGGCACGAGGTCAATTCCTATATGGATTAATAAGAGGAAGAAAAGATGAAGTTTGGCTAAGACAAAGCTTCAATGCCGGGTACTACTCAGGCCAGTTAGATTTATTTTATACTACCCCGTCAATTTTAAAAGATAAATTGAATTTTAGTGTTACTTTGGGGCAAGGGGCATCAATATCCAAATATTATCGATCCTCATTTAATAACCCAAATTATCCTACATTAGCTTTAAGAAATGGTGTTTATACTGTATTTAATTCTATTGGGGGTGAAATTAATTTTAAATTAACAGAATCTTCTAAAATAAATGTGGGCACACAACTCAAAACCTATTTTACAGATAAATTAGATTCATTCCAAAATACTGGAGAAGGAGATGCTATGCAATATACTTATTTAGGCTTAGTGTATTTTTTAAATAAAAATTGATATTTATAATAAAAATAAAATAATATGAAAGAAATTTTTAAAGCCATTTTGAAGTATTTATTTGCAAATACTAAATTAGATGAAAAAGTTGCTGATGTATTAGAAACAGCAAAAACCGAAGTTACTAAATTAGATGAAAAGTTTGACGACTTAAAAGAAAAAGTTGAAACTAAAGATGAAGAAGTAACTGAAGAAGCAACTGAAGAAGAAGTTATTACTCCTAAAAAAAAATCTAAACCTAAAAATTCTTAATTATGGATATAAATAAACTTAAAGGACACGTACCTGACGCAGTAATTGCTCAAATTCCTTCTGTAATGTCAACTTTTAAAATTGACACCGCCCTTAGATTATCTCACTTTTTAGCACAATGTGGGCACGAAAGTGCAGGCTTTAAAGCTGTTCAAGAAAATTTGAATTATGGTGCAAAAGGTTTGTTGGGTATCTTTAAAAAATATTTCCCAACTGAAGCTAAAGCTCTCCAATATGAAAGAAAGCCTGAAAAAATTGCTAATTTAGTATATGGTAGCAGAATGGGCAATGGAGACGAAGCATCAGGTGACGGCTATAAGTTTAGAGGTAGAGGATATATTCAATTAACAGGTAAAAGCAATTATGCAGCTTTTGGAAAAGCAATTAATGAAGACATAACTACAAACCCAGATCTAGTAGCAACAAAATATCCTCTATTATCAGCTGCATGGTTTTGGTCAAGCAATGGTTTAAACACATTAGCTGATAAAGGTGCAGACGATGCTAGTGTAACAGCTATTACTAAAAGAGTTAATGGTGGTACAATTGGGTTGCCCGACCGCATTAAACACTTTAAGGAATACTATACACTATTGAAATAATGAAACATACAGCCTTAGCTGATCCTATAATATTAGCTGTTACTTCTTTATCTGCTGCTTGTGCCTTTGTATGTAGCTATTTTCTACAGCTATATATGAACAACCAGGACCAATACACTGCTGTAGTTGGTGTAATGTTTTTAGATGGTGTATTTGGTATTATAGCAGGTACTAAAAGGGAGGGATTTAAAACACATAAAGCACTAAGTGTATTAAGAAATACCTTTGTTTGGATAATGATATTATCCGCTGTTTTAATGATAGAGAAAGGCTTTAATGGAACAGCTTGGCTTAGTGAAGTAGTTATTGTACCTTTTATGGTG